TTGCCACAGTCCTCATGGTGTCTTAGCCGTTCCATTAGCTTTTCCGTCAAAATCTGCGAACTAGCCTCTAACCCCGCCAGTTGTTGTGCAGTTAATTTCTTTTCCAGTAACAGGTTTTTAAGGATAGCGGTCATTCTGGTAATGTCTTTTTCTATAGCGTGTAAAGATCTCATAGATGTTTTTCCCAATGAGCATCCCCCCCGCCGCCCCCCTTAACCCAGTTAGGGTCAAGTTTTAACACTAGCGCATCGTGGTGCTGGGCAATCTGGCGGTACAAGGACTTCATCTGAGATAGGGACATCCGTCTAACCCTAGCCATGATTACTTCGACTTCCTGTTTTCTAATGTCCCCATTAAACATCCATGACCTCCAAAAAGACTGGAGTGGACTCCCCGACCCAAGCGCCAGCAATATTAAACTGGTAATACTCCCAAGCCTCTTCTTCGGTCATATCCCGCATCAAAATGGCAATGACTTTGTTTAAGTCGTAACAGATAGCCTGTAGGCCAATCCGCTGAACCACGCCAATAATTGCCTCATCAAAGCCATCAGCCTTCAATAGGTCTGGATATTCATCAGAAATTTTCATATAAATTTTTCCTCACTTTTTGTTAGAAATTGGTATGGGGGGTGTTCCTAGTAAATCATCATCGGGGGCCTGTCCTGGATTTAATACCCCCTCCCCCTGCTTAGGGTTACTACCTATGGACACCCAAGTTGTTGATTCTGAAGGATTTGTCACACTAACACCTGTTAGACTGACATTTTTTTGTGGAATATTATTGGCAAAGTTAGGGGATTCTTTGTCTGGATTACTATGCAAGGGCGGAGCGTCCGCTATTGTAGAAATTCGGGCATGGGGGGGCTGTGGGTCTCCCAGATCTCCATCATCATGCCCCTCTGGGTCATAGTTGAGATCGGCTGGCTGGTCTTGCTGGTCTGGTTGCTGGTCTGGGCTCTGGTCATCGTCTAGAAGGTCTGCATCGTCCAGCTCTGCCAGTAGGTTGTCCGCCTTGGCTCTCGCCTCGACATCAATAGCCGAGCTAGATCTGATAGCCAGACGCAGAGAGCTGAGGAGCTGATCCTTCAGGCTGTCGCTGGTGTTGGTGTGGACGATCTCCCGTCTCTCAGTAAAGAGCGAGACCTCGGTCATTTTGCCGATGAGCTCCAGACACCTGATCTGCTGGGCAGGGTTTAGATCAGGATCGAGCGCTTTTATGGTGAGCTGGTGGATTGTGAGCGCCCTCAAATGAGCAGGGAGGAGATATTTCTGCGCCTCTATTGCCATCTTGAAAGCCTCGGTCTGCGCCTGTATTGCGCTATTGCTCGCCAGCTCCTGCCCTCGTCTGGAGGCTGTTGCTGGTTTCGCCTTGCTCTTGCGTCCATTAGGTCGGCTTCGTCTGTATGCTTCCGCCTTCGTGGATCCCTTTGCCATCTCCTCGGCGAACTTGATTTGTGAGGCTGTGAGGGTCTGCCCAGAAGGGTTTCCAGCTCCGAGAATGATCTCAGCGATGGGGATCTGCTCTAGCCCTTCGGCTATCTGCTTGCGAGTGAGTTTCATAGGAATATCTTGAGAATTTGCATTCCCTGAGCTTAGGACATTTCTACAAGGTCTGCAAGGGTCTGGAGCTCCTCTACTGTCTGGAGCTCTGTCTCCTCTCTCTTGGTCTCTCTGGTCTTCTGTCTGAGTGTGATCCCTTGGGCTGTTTGCCTTCGGCATCTTTCCCCCGTTTTGCTTTTTTTTGAAATCAAGCCCCAGAGCTGGTGAGGGTTTGCGGGTTTTATTCCTGGTCACTTTGAAAATGTACCCTTGTTTTATAAGGCTCTGAGGGTTGCGACCTCTAAAAAAGTTTTTTCATCGCCCTGCAAGCCTGATTCTATATAGGGGTGCTCAAGCTGCTTTATGGCCTGATCGTCCGCAAACCCTTGCAGAATCAGGGCTCCAAAATTTGTTTGTTAATTTGTTTTCTTTTGTTGCTTGTCAAGCGTTTACTTTGTTAGAATCACGAGGGAGTAGGTAGGTTGTTTGTTCATTCATCTGTTTAATTTGCTAGGAGGTTTTTATGGTTATTGAGAAAGTAATACACGGCTATGAGGTCATGCTGGACACGGACACGGACGGAGCTGGGGACGATAGCCCAGACCGCATTAGTGGGTGCTGGTTGAATAAAGGAGATCAGTCTGGCTCCCTTGAGCTGGCTCTGCATCTTGGAGGTCTGGAGGATCGGGAAGACCAGTTCCACCCCATCAGCTCCCACACTCTCGACACAATCGAGAAGTGGGCTCGCTCTAACGGCTACTAAGGAGGCTCTATGTTTTCTGTTCATTTATTTATGATCGATCAGGCTTTTGGAGGTCACGAGGAAGGGGGCTGGTGGTTTCTCTATGGGGAGCCCGAAGATCATCCAGCGAATCGGGTCTTCAAGACCAAGGCGGAGGCAATCGCCTACCGCAACGGGCTCGACAATGTAGTGACCGAGCTCAACACGGGGCGCAGGTCTATCGAGTCTGTTCTCTCTGAAGGTGAGTTCTGCTTCAGGGTTTCCCGTGGCTATGCCAAGCCGTTTCCAGAATTTAAACCCCGTTACGAATAAGGATCATATGCGCCAAGATATTCAAAGAGTTTTAGCTTCGACTGTCAGGGTCGGGGATGTCGTTGCGTTCTACTCACCAGACCGCAGTCAAGACGCTGAGGTCTGGTCTATTTATTTCGATGGTCAGAAGTTGCATTTCAATGAAGACGAGCAGGGCGCACCAGTTGCCCCTTCCGACTTTGTTTTTATTTCATTTAAAAAGGAGTTTCAATCATGCTAGATCAATCAATCAATGCCCGTCTTAATTCCGCTTGCGCCAGATCCCCAGAGACTGGGGTCGCTGGTTTCTTTTATATCGATGGCATACCGACTAAGGGGGTCTGGGTGGATCTCCTGCCCGTCCGTAGCTGGGACGATATCAAGGAACAGCTAGAGAACGCATTCCCGAATGCTGTTGTGGATGAAATTCTCATGGCTGACTATGAGGGCGACATCCTCAAGCCGTTTTACTCCTCCAGCTGTGACGCTTTTAGCATAACCGAATGGGCGGAGTTTGCCGAGGAGCTGGACGGCTGTCAGCTGGATATGGAGGTTATCGAGGCTTATTGTTCTAATTTCTTTTATGCCTCAGATATAACCATCGATAAGATCGAGGAGGCTTACTACGGGCAAGCCGACAGCGACAAAGATTTTGCCGAGCAGTTCGCAGATGAGACGGGGCTCCTCTCCGATGCCTCCCAGACTGTGCGCTCTTACTTCAACTTTCAACAGTTCTGGGATTGTGAGCTCCGTCACGATTTCTGGGAGGCTGACGGCTATTATTTCCGCAACCTATAAGGGCTCACCATGCAATCAAAAAAACTCAACCAGATAATGAAGTCGCACCCCCTCGCCGTCCTGATGATCCTCACGGCTCTAGAGCGTTTTACGGACGAGGTAGCCAAGAGCAAGCCCGAAGACTATCCGCCCCTTGGCATCGTCCACCCTGAGAGCTGGATCCAGCTCGGAAAGGATATTCAGGCGCAACTTAAATAAACAGGCTGATGAGCTGGCGAGATTCCAGCGAAACCCCGTAAGGGGTCTCTGTTCAACTGCTAGGAGGTTTTTATATGTTTTATGTTTATAGGAATACAACCAAGGCGAGCGAGGTCATAGCTAAGTTTTCGGATGCGGAGATGGCTCTCTCATATATGGAGCACAAGGCAACCCGTGAGGGGGATCCAGAGGTCACGGGCTACGCTGTCAGGGACTACGATCTCAAACTTAAGGCGGAGCTGGAGATATGAGACCAGACCTTAAGGAATTTCTGCTTGATATGCTCATGGTCGCTTGCGTTCTGTATGTCGTGTTTCAGGCGGTCAGAGCTCTTTTACTTTTCATTTAAGGGGGTCTGGTGATGAAAATCAAAAAAATTGCTGTTTATTCTTTCGAGGAGCTCTCCCAACGCTCTAAAGAGGAGGCTGTGGCGAATTATTCCAGACGGGATGAATATCCTTGGTTTGATGATGCTATGGCATCGGTTACGGCTTTCGTGGAGCACTTCGGGGCTAAGATCATCGACTATTCAATTGGGGCTGAGGCGTATCGTGGATATGTTAAGACCACGATTGAACCCAGCTCTTTCCGTGGAATGAAGCTCAAGGATTTTGATCGGGATCATATGCCCACGGGTTACTGTATGGATTGCGACATCTGGCAAGAGTTTTACGATGAATTCAAAAAATACGGCCATTCTCATCATGCCTTCAATATGGCTCTGGAAGCCTTTCTTCATGCGGTTGCCCGTGATGTAGAGCATTACTTTAGTTTTGAAAATATTGGCGAGATTCTCACCATAAATGAATACGAATTCCACGAAGACGGAAGTCGTTTTTACGCTGTTGAAGCTGTTGAATAAAGGAGAAAAAAATGGCTGAATTGATTGATAGCATGACTGTTAAATCCCCTCTGATGCTGGAGGGGTCTTGGGGTGTGAGAGTTCTGGGCGAGCACGAGTCGACTCTGGATCTCTACTATCACAAGGACAATACTGGGTTCATTGAGTGGGACATCCCCAGCATTGATATGTTTGAGCACATCGGTCTGTGGTTTGACATTGACAAGGACGGCAAGAGGTCGCTGTCCGAGTATGACGGAGTGATGAGTCTCAATGACCATGCTATTGCTTTGCTTCGTAAAAATAATGTTTTTGTTGGTAGTGATTTTGAATAGGAAAAATATGGACATCAAACGAGTAACTATGCTGTTGAACATGGCTTACAAATCCCTTAACGAGGATATGCAGGAGGCTTACCCTCTGGTGGATCTGGACGAGGCTATCGGCTGTATTGCCGAGGCGTTAGCCATCGTTCAGGAAGACCACGGGTCTTTCTCTGAGTGAGACCTCAAAGCCCTCTGGTGAGGGTTTTGGGATTGTCATTCGGCAATCATTAACTGCTAGGAGATTTAGATGGAATTAACTAAAAAACAGAAGTGGAAACAGGGTTTTGATTCTGCCCAAGCGATTAAGGGCGGACGGGAAGGGCATTTCGGAGCAAAGTTGGCTGAAGCGTATTTTTATGCTGATGGCTGGAATGCCATGATTTTGTATGAGAACTTTCCTCAATACTTCCAGCTAGAACCAGTTGTGCCAGACGAACCAGAACCTATCGATAAGTCTTATTTTGTCAACCAGTTGGAAAGCTACTTAAAGGAGCAGAAAAATGCCTAAGTATGAATTTTTTGTGATTGAAAAGTGGACGGATACGATAGAGATTGAGGCTGATACTTTGGAGGAAGCAGAGCAAAAAGCCGAAGATTATCTGGAGGATCGTGACATGGGTAGAGCTGTTATTGATTGTTATGTTGAATTTAATGGGGAGATCAAAGATGCCTAATTGGTGCTTTAACACACTATCGGTCAATGCGACCAACGAAGCTGGAAAGAAGCTAGTCGAGGCTTTCCGTCCTAAATACAAATACGAAGACAGTAATGATCTGTATGCCAGACCATTCCAAGATCTTCTGCCCTGCCCAGAGGAGCTCCATTGTGACGCTGGATTCTTTGGTGAAGGCACGGACAAGGAAAAGGAGATGCTGGCTCTCTATGCGTCCAATAAAGCGAAGCACGGATATGCCCATTGGTATGACTGGCAGATCGCTAACTGGGGGACAAAATGGGATGCCAGAGTCGAAGACTTTCAGGACGATGAGCCCACGGATGTCTTGATCTACTTTGATACGGCATGGTCTCCACCCATTGAATTCCTACGCTGGTATTGCGAGAAGCACCCAGATGTCGTGCTGACCTTGACCTACGATGAAGAAGGGATGTCATTCGAGGGCAAAGCGAC